CAGGAACGTTTTCATTGACAGGGAGTGGTCGCCCGAGGTGACGAACGACGGCGTGACCATCATCGCCGCCATCAAGCTGGCGGACAAGTTTGAAGACCTGGGCGCGCAGGCTGCGAAGCAGGCGGCGGCGGCAACGAACGACAGCGCCGGCGACGGCACTACCACGACGGCAATCATAATGCAGGCGGTGGTCGAGGGAGCGTTCGCCAGCCGCAGCAACCCGATGGAGCTGCGCGACGAGCTGAACGCGGCAGCGGCGGACGCGGTGGCCATGGTGAACGCCGCAGCCAAGCCAATTGCAACGGACGAGGACATACTGAGCGTCGCCACCCTGAGCGCGGAGAGCGCGGAGGTTGGGCAGACCATACTGGACGTGGTGAAGCAGGTAGGCTCGGACGGGCTAATCAACGTGGAGCAGAGCCAGGAGGGGAGCGTGTTCAAGGAGGTGACCAGCGGCTTCATGCTGAAGCGGGGCTACGCGGTGAGCCAGTTCCAGAACAACGCGGACACGGGGCAGGCGGTGCTCACGGACACCCCCGTGCTGGTCGTCGGCAAGCGGATAGACGTGGTGCAGAACATTGTGCCGATAACCGAGAAGCTGGCGAAGGTTGGGCAGGCGAAGCTGGCCATATTCTGCGCGGACATTGACGACGCGGTGGTTGCCACGTTCGTCGCCAACAAGCAGATGGCGAGGTTCAGCAGCGTCGTGGTGAAGGGGCTTACCCAGGCAGAGCTGGACGACGTGGCAGCGCTGACGGGCGCGAAGCAGAACATTGACTTCGACGTGCTGGACGTGGGCGACCTGGGCCACGCGCCGAGCGTAGCCGTGGGCGAGAAGCAGACGGTCGTGACGGGCTGCACCGTGCCGGCAGGCCACGTCAGCTGGCTGAAGGCTACGGCGCACGCCAACAAGAACCTCGTGGAGCGGGACATGACGAACGAGCGGGCGCGGAGGCTGGAGGGCAAGGTGGCAACGATACACGTCGGCGCACCAGTCGAGAGCGAGGCTAAGTACCTTTTGAAGAAGATTGAGGACGCGGTGCAGGCGGTGAAGGCGGCGGCCGACGGCGGCGTTGTGCCAGGCGGCGGGGCTACGCTGTACCGCATTGGGCTTGCCCTGCTGGAGAAAAGCGACGAGGGCAGCAGGATACTGGGCAGAGCCTTGCAGGAGCCGCTGGCTCAGATACTCAGGAACGCCGGCGAGAACGTGCGCTCGGTAACGTCTCTGTTCCTCCCGACGAACCCTGGCATGGGGTGGAACGCACGGACGGGCGCGTGGGTGAACCTGGTGGACGCGGGCATTATAGACCCGGCGAAGGTTGAAACGGAGGCCATTAAGAACGCGGTTCACGCCGCGGCGACGCTGGCTACGACCGAGGTGGCCGTCAGCTTCCAGCTCGCGGAAGGGGTTACAGTAAAATGACGGTGTACCCAACGAGCGACAAGATAATGGTTAAGCTGCGGAACGCCAGCAGCGCGCTCAGCAGCCAGGTTCGCACAGAGGTTGCCGACGTGGTAGCCGTACACCCGGACGAGAAGATGTGGAAGGTTGGGGACGTGCTGCTGCTGAAGGCGTGGGCAGTGGACGTGTTCAACGTGGGGGGAGAGGAGTTCGCCTTCATTGACAGGGCGCACAACGCGATATGCGGCACTGTGACGGAGTGAGCGAGTTGCACGACCTGGTTCGGGTAGAGGAAATGCCCAGCGGCGTGCAGGAGGTTTGCCAGAAGTGCCACGAGAGGCTATTCTTCAGGAAAGAGGCAGACAGCGGACGGCTCGAGCCTGCGTACACCAAGGCTCACCGGTACGAGACGCTCCAGCCGTGGGAGAACCTGTACTACAGGTACCACCCAGAGAAAATGCAAGTAACCACCAAACGCCATGTCCTTCTTTAGGAACAGCAAGAACCAGGGTAAATCGATAATGGCAAGCCAGCTGGCAACGTCCGCACAGTTACAGGTAGGGTACAGCGTAACTAACCAGGCGGGGTACAACGGGTACCTTCATGGTGTCCTGGCTGGGGCGAACGTTCCCTTCACGGCAACCAGCACGTTCAGCGACACGAGCGCACCGACCCAGGAAGAGTTCGACGCGCTGGCGCTGCGCGTGGACGAGCTGGAGAAGACGGTGCAGCAGCTGAGGACTGCAACGCTGGAGAGCAGGCGGGACGCGCTGGAAGCAGCACTGCACGTTTAGCGCAAAGGAATGGCTACACAGCGCCAAAGGAAGCTCGCAGAGGCAATAGTTGCGAACGCCAAAACGGCCAAGCCTGTTGGGGTTGGGCAACTGTTGGTTGGTGTTGGGTACAGCGAGAGCGTGGCTACGGCGTACCCAACCAAGATAATAGAGAGCGAGGGCGTACAGGAGGCGCTGGAAGACTTTGGGTTCTCTCCGCTGAACGCACGCAAGGTTGTGGGCAGGATACTGAACGGCGGCAAGGAGGAGAACCAGATACGCGCGGCGGACATGATTTTCAAGGTGCACGGCAGCTACGCACCCGACAAGAGCGTAACCGTCCACGTCGGCGCGACGGTTGACCAGGAGGCCGTGCGCGCCATGGCCAAGGTGCTGGCGGAGCAGGGCAGGCTAGCTGAATCAGAATGACGGACGAAGAGCTCTACAGGAGCATACAGAAGTACATCAACGGCGCGTACTGGGACGCTCAGAAGTACGGGCACGTGCCGATGAGGACCCCGTCGGAGCTTGCGCGGGAGGCTGCGGGCAGCGTCCGCCTGGACGGGGCGCACGAGAAGCTGGACGCAATCAGTAAACAGCTGCACCCATGACCATAGCCATCCAGGGCGGAGGCTTCCACTACGCTCGCCAGGGCTTCACCGACAGGAACGGCAAGCCGCTGCGCGACGGCTGCACGGTTCAGTGGAGCGACGTTGTTAGGATGAAGAAGTTCGACGGCGCGTGGGTTGAGTCCCAGTACGCGCTGCCCGAGGACTACACGTTGGTCGGGGAGGCGCATGACGAATGACGAGATGGCCAGCCTCGCGATGGAGGAGCTGCCGACCCTTTTGATTAAGAAGTACGGGGTAAAGAACGAGCAGGGGCTGCCGATACGCTTCCGCGACCACCTGTTCCTGTACGACATCTACAACGACCTCAGCCCGCTGCAGGTTCTGCTGAAGGCACCGCAGGTTGGCGCAACGACCATGAACCTCGTCAAGGTCATGTTCATGGCGAAGCAGAGGCAGATGGACGCCATCTACACGCTGCCGACGGCCAGCGACGTGCAGGAGATAGTCGGCGGCAAGCTGAACCGCATCATCGCGCAGAACCCAGTGTTCATGGACTGGGTGAAGGACCACGACACCATCGAGCAGAAGCAGGTGGGCGACAACCTAATCTACATACGCGGCACGTTCACGGCGAAGCAGGCCATGATGGTCACCAGCCGCCTGAACGTGCACGACGAGGTGGACGCCAGCAACCCGCAGGTCATGGAGCAGTACGAGACGCGCCTCCAGGCCGTTTCGGACGGCATGAGGTGGTACTTCAGCCACCCGACGCTCGAGAACGTGGGGATAGACAGGTACTGGAGGCAGAGCGACCAGAAGCTGTGGATGGTAACGTGCGGGAGCTGCCGTGCGCAGCAGACGCTGACGTGGCCGCGCAGCGTGGACGCCGAGAGGGGCGTGTACGTGTGCAAGGCGTGCGGGCACACCCTGAGCGACGACGAGCGACGCGTGGGGGTGTGGCGGGCGACCGCGCAGGGCAAGTTCAGCGGCTACTGGGTGTCGCAGCTCATGTGCCCGTGGATTACCGCGGCGAAAATCGTGGACGACTTCCAGCACAAGGACGCGCAGTACTTCTGGAACTACGTGCTGGGGCTGCCCTACGCCGACTCAACGAGCAAGCTGTCCGAGGACGACGTGCTGGGGTGCTGCTCCAGCGTGGCGAACGACCAGGGCGGGCGCGTCATCATAGGCGTGGACACGGGGCTGCCCATCTGGTACGTGTGCGGCAACGACCAGGGGCTGTTCTTCCACGGCCACTGCAAGGGGTACGACGAGCTGGACCTGCTGATGGTCAAGTGGCCGAGGGCAATCATGGTGGCGGACCAGGGGGGCGACCTGATAGGCATCCGCGCCCTGCAGGTGAAGTACCCCGGGCGCGTGTTCCTGTGCTACTTCCAGAGCGACAAGGCCAGCATGGAGCTGTCGCGGTGGGGCGAGGGCGACGAGTACGGCACGGTGAAGGTTGACCGCAACAGGAGCGTGTCCATGCTGGCGGAGCAGCTGCGGGACAGGCGCATAGTCCTGAACGGCAGCAGGCTCGACTGGCACCAGTTCTGGCTGCACGCGAACGCCATCTACAGGGAGGTTGAGGAGACGAGCCTGGGCGTGGACCGCTACGTGTGGAGGCGCACTGGTGCCGACCACCTGGTCATGGCGGCGGTGTACTGGATGGCGGGAATGCAGCGCTACGGCGGCACTCCCGGCGGGTTCGTCGAGCCGAGCGCAACGTTCACCGTCGGGGCGAAGCTGAGGGAGACGAGCGCACTGCAGCTGCTGGTGCCGCTGAGGGCACGCGAGCCGGACTGGAGGGAGGTGTGATTAGCGTCGACCTGACCGACCTCGAGGCGGAGTCCTTCAAGGCGTGGCGCGAGCACCAGGACGAGTTCCAGAAGCTCGTGGACAGCCAGCTGTTCGACGTGAAGAGCGGCGTGGCGCTGGTGCACTTCAACCACGACGGGACCATCGTCCGCGTCGAGGTGCCGCGCATATCAATATTCAGGGTCGGAGTTATCCACAGCTCCAAGGGCTTGCCCCTGTGAGCAGGTGTGGTATACTGATTGTACCGCTGTTGAGGGGCTAAAAGACTGCCGTAGCTTGCTCGTAGGTGCCTCAACCACCCGCGAGCCAGACTAGGGTAGTTTTTTGTTTGCTCGCGCATGGACTGTAGAAGCCCCCTCCCGCAATGGGCGTAGCAGGGCTTGGGGAAGTAAGGGAAGGATAGGTGCACCGTTCTTTCCCCGAATTAACCCACTTACCAGTGGAGCGACTACGCACAGTCCAGCCGCGAGCGTTCAAAGCTCGGCGAAGAAAGATTGTGGAACAAAATACAACGCAGGCAGCCCGTGGATTGCAGCGAGCCACGTTAAATCCCTGCACTTGCGCCCTTGCCAATTACCCGCGCTGTGCGACTACCTCACAACGGGTGACCCCTCAAGGACACAAAACGCCGTTTACTTCCATGCTTCGCTGTATATTCCACAGTGTACCCACCCAGCTACAAGGGGGATACAAAGGTAGACCTGTACTCAGAAGCGAACGCCGACCTGTGGACAACTGACCCGACTTGACACCCTTACGCCGATGGTGTACTTTTGAGACGTAGACAGTTTCCCTTAGGTCCTAAACTGGAAACAGACGGACACCACGACCCCAACGGGCACGTAGGTGTCTTTTTTTGTATACACTATGGCTCAAAGCAACTACATCGAGAACGTCCGCGGCTTCCTAAGCCTCTTCAACCCGCTGAACAAGGGCAAGTCTTCGGTCGAGGGCAAGCTGGCGCAGGACTTGAGCGAGGAGGTGCCGGAGTTCGAGCTGTCCATGCCGGACGACGAAATACTGGATACGACGCACCAGTGGGAGGACGCGTACTTCGACTACCAGCAGAAGGTTAGCAAGCGCCAGAAGGAGAACTACGACTACTGGCGCGGACGGCAGTTCGGCTGGGCGCAGGGGCTGAAGCAGGGAACGCGCCCCATCGTGGACAACCAGCTGTTCAACTCGGTTGAAACCTTTGTCCCGATGGCCATCCAGCAGCCCCCGGACGCCCTCGTGTACGCCGACGACAGCCCCCAGGGGCAGCAGATGGCCAAGACCGTGCAGGCGTTCCTGAAGTTCCAGGCAGACCGCCTAGCCCTGCGCCTGAAGGTGCAGCGCACCGTGCGCGTGTGGACGCTCGAGTTCGTGGGAGCGCTGAAGGTGACGTGGGACGCCGAGGAGAACGACATCGGCACCGAGGTCGTCCACACCGAGCACCTCATTTTTGATAAAGACTACGGCATCGACGAGAACGGTTTATACAAAGGCTCTTACGTCGGCCAGTACAAGTACAGCACCGCCAAGCGGCTGTCCGAGATGTTCCCGAAGAAGAAGGACGCAATACTGGCAGCGTGCCAGGGCAACCTCGCCAAGGTTCTGACGTACACGGAGTGGTGGACGGCCGAGAGCCTGTTCTTCACGCTCGGCAGGGACGTCGTGCTCGGCAAGTACCGCAACCCGCACTGGAACTACGACGCGGTGGAGCAGCAGACCGACCCCGAGACGGGCGAGGTTACCAGCGAGAACGAGGTGCAGGGCAAGAACCACCTCCAGTCCCCGCGCATTCCCTACGTGTTCCTGAGCGTCTTCACCACGGGCCAGCGCCCCCACGACGACACGAACCTCGTCGAGCAGAACCTGGCGAACCAGGACATGGTGAACGCCCGCGAGAAGCAGATTGACAAGAACGTCCGCATGATGAACAACGCCATCGTCCTGAGCGGCAAGAGCTTCACGAAGGAGCAGGCGAGCGAGGCGAGCGACCAGCTGGCCAGGGGCAACAGCCTGTGGGTGCCCGAGGGACCGATAGGCGACAGCTACCAGCGCAGCGAGGTGCCGGGGCTGCCCGCCGACGTGTTCAACGACCTCCGCGACAGGCGCAGCGAGATGAAGGACATCTTCGGCATCTCGGGCAGCACTCCAGAGGGCAGCAAGAAGGAGGACACGGTGCGCGGCAAGATACTGAACGCGCAGCTGGACACCAGCAGGATTGGCGGCGGCGTAACGTCGCACGTCGAGCAGATGGTGGCCTCCCTGTACGACTACTGGGTGCAGATGTTCTACGTCCACTACACCGAGGTGCGCACGGCGGTGACGCTCGGCGAGGACAAGGCAGCCCAGTTCTACCAGCTCGTGAACACCCAGTTCGGCGACACGCGCCTCATGGTGACGGTGAAGGGCGGCAGCAGCATACCAAAAGACCCATTAACGAAGCGCAACGAGGCTATTGACCTGTGGAACGCCGAGGCAATTGACCCAATCAGCCTGTTCAGCGCCCTGGACGACCCCGACCCATACGAAAAGGCGAAGCAGCTCCTTGTTTGGAGCATGGTAAAGATGGGCACGCTGCCCCCGACGGTGATGTTCCCCGACTGGCAGCAGCCCGCGCCGGTTCAGCCTGGACAACCGCCAGGCCAAGGGCAAATTGCGCAGGGGACGTCTCCTCCCCTGCCCACGCCCCCCGTAGACCCAGCGGAGGCTATGGGGCAGCAGCTGGTTCAGTCAATTCAAATTTAACCAACATTTATGGCATTTACAGCTAGGCAAGAAGAGCAGACCAGAAAGTATCCAGACAGATTTAGCCGAACTCCAAAATGGACACAATCTGAAACTGAAAAGAATGGGTCAAACTTAGGCAAGAAGAAGGACATGGCAGGCAAGATGGCACCACGAGAGAGAAACCCTCTCCGAATGACCTCGGCAGAGCTTGAGGAAGACCTGAAGCACAGGCACACCTAAATTTAACCAGTAAACAGACAACCACAATGGCACGATTTGAACCGATGGAAGGAAAGGGAGAGGCTAAGGACGACGGCAGCAAGCAGCGCAAGGCCGAGGTAAAGGGAGAGGAAACGGAAACCCGCAAGGCGGTGAAGAAGGAGCTGAGCGAGGGCGTAGCCGACCGCAAGAAGAGCATGGCGAGCAAGATGGGCAAGCGCAAAGGAGCAGGCAAGGACGAGGATGGCGGAACGACAAAGAGGTTCGCCAGCAAGCCAATTTACAAGGAGCGCGACTAACGTGGCGGACACACTAACACCATGCACAACGTGCAGCGCAACAGGGCTGAAAAACAGCACCGAGCTGTGCGCAGACTGCGCAGGCTCAGGGCAGCAACTAACCACACCAGACTTTATGGCAGACGCAGGCGAGGGTAAGGCTGGCAACAGCCTGGCGGTAGAGGGCGGAGGCAGCTACATCGAGGACATAGCCGCAACGCAGCCCGACGCGACGAAGTTCGGGCAGACGGTGGTCACCGAGCCTTACGTCGAGAGCGGCGGCAGCAAGTAGCAACGTTCCTGGGCAGCGAAAGCCCTGCATTAACTTGACGTGTTCCTAAGCTGGCGTCGCTAAACAAGCATCTTAGAGAGAAAGGTTTTACACCATGAAAGGCAGCATCCCGCCAGACACGTTCGACCCGAACGAGGTAGCGACCTTCGGCAAGTCAGAGGATTCCAGGTCGTTCGACAGAGCAGCCGAGACAGAGCCAGCGGCACCGGCAGCCGCAGCCCCAGCCGACCAGGGGGAGCAAGCTGGACGTGACGACGAGAAGCCGGTTCCGGTAAAGCGCTTCAACAGGGTGTTCCGAGAGAGAATGGAGTACAAGGAGCGCCTGGAGGAAGCCGAGACGGAGCTGGAGAGGTTCAGAAGCACCCACGCCCCTGCCACCACCCAGAGCCGAGTGGCGACCGCAGCGGGTGACCAGCCGAGCTGGTGGACGAAGCTCTACGGGGCGGACGCCAACGCGCAGCAGGGCTGGCAGGTGTACCAGGAGGCAACCGCGTCCCAGCAGCAGGCCATGATAGACCGAACGCTGGAGGCCGTGCGGGAGCAGCAGGCAACCGACCGCAGCGCGAATGCGCGCAACGAGGAGGAGCTGGACGAGTCGATGGACGACCTCCAGGAGACCCTCGGCGTAACCCTGTCGGCGAGCGCCCAGGAGGAGGTACTCGACCTAGCGGACGAGTTCACCCCGAAGGACGACGAAGGCAAATACGTGGGAGGGCGGCCAATGCCGTTCGAGAAGGCCTACGACCTGTACCTGCTGAAGCACCCGGCCGGGGTGGCCAGCAGGCAGGCCACGCAGCGCAGGCAGATAGCCAGCCTGACGGGCAGCTCGGGGAGCGGAAGCGCTCCGAGCGCGGGGAGCAGCCTGCCACCGCTGCAGCCAGGCAACTGGGGACAGTGGAGGCAGCACTTCCGATAGCAAAAACAAAAAGTTCCACTAACCTTTAACCAACCAACACAATGTCATTCGACAACAGGGTAGACACCCTTACGCTGGAGTGGATTGTACCGCAGGTTGTTGACACCGTGCTGAGAACGAACGTCTTCACGACGTCCATGCTCAGCAAGACGGACAAGAAGTTCAAGGCAGCGACCATGGACTTCCCTATCAAGTTCAACACCGGCGGCAACATCACCTCCTTCAGCGGGTTCGACTCCCTACCAACCACCGCAACGAACACCAGAGTGCTCATGCAGTACAACCCGAAGTTCGTCGCGGCGAACATCGCGCTGCCCATTACCGACCTGGCGGCAAACAACACCGTGCAGAAGACCATCGACCTCGCCGAGGTTGAGTGCCGCAGCCGAGCGCAGGACCTGGCCGACTTCCTCGGCACCATGTTCTACGGCGACGGCACGGGCAACGGCGGCAAGGACATGCTCGGCCTGACGGCCCTGGTGAACGACGGCACGACCGTTACCACCATCGGCAACCTGAGCCGCAGCACGTACCCAACCCTGGACGGCACCCTCACGGCAGCCTCCAGCGGCCTCCTGACCCTCCTGAGCCTCCGAACGCTGTACAACGCCATCACCGACGCTGGCGTGCAGCCGACGAGCATCTACGCCCCGTTCGCAGTCACCGCCCTCTACGAGTCACTCCTGCAGCCCCAGGAGCGCATCATGAAGGACGTGCAGGTGGCAAAGAACTTCAAGGGCTTCACCGGCTACAAGGCGATGGAGTTCCTGGGCATTCCCCTCCTGAGCGACAGGAAAGCCCCAGCGGGCTACCTGTATATGCTGAACGAGGAGTTCATGGACTTCTACGTCCTGCCAATTCCTGGCGAGTTCGGCGAAGAGGTACCGGTACGCTACGAGAAAATCGTGGGCAACCAGTACAACGAGGCCGAGAGCATGGGCTTCAGCTGGACGGGCTGGATTAAGTCCTTCAACAGCTTCAGCGTGAACTCCTTCGTGGTCCTGGGCGGCAACCTGATTACCGACAACCCACGTCGCCACGGCGCGCTGACCGGCATAACGGGCGTATAGCCTAGAAAGGGTCTAACCTATATGGCACAACTATTAGAGAACAACCTGCCCGTGGTTCTGGCGGCTGGCCTGAACACGAACAAGGCTGTGACCCTGGGCGGAGCCATGACCGTTGCCGGCGCCGTGACCAACAACGGCACGGTGACCAACAACGGGGTGGTAACGAACGCGGTTCCCGCCATCGGCGGCCACGGCACGACCTACGCCGTCAACTCCACCGCAGCCGTCACGGGCGCGAACCTGAAGTGCGGCTACCTGACCTCGACGTCGGGCAGCGCAACGGCCATCACCCTGCCGACCGGAACAGACCTCGGCACGGTCCTCGGCGCGGTGCAGGGCACGGTGTTCGACTTCTACGTGGACAACACGGCAGGCTCGAACACGGTCACCATGGTGGTCAACACCAACATGGTGCAGTCCGACTGGGACCTGCAGATTACCGCAGCCACCGTGAGCGGCTCTGCCGCAGCCATCACCCCGCTGACCGTTCGGAGCGGAGTTGCCGGCACGGCGAAGTACCAGGTCGTGTTCTCCAGCGCGACCGCCGCAACGTTCAGCAGAACAGCTTAAGAAAACCATTAACCAACCAACATCATGTCAAGACTTTCCCCGAACCTGATGAACGCACCGGTTGACCAGTTCCAGAGCGACCTGCCCTCGAACACGTCGGCCAACGTGCTGTTCGACGGCTCACAGACGGGTCCGATGATTACCGGCTCCGACGGGCGCGAGTTCCGCTGGGTGCAGGCTGGCGCGTCGAACCTCGTCGCGGGCAACCTGGTGGCGGGTCCGGTGACGATTGCCAACCACGTGGCCAAGACCCCGAGCGCGGCGGCCGCCGTCGGCGCGACCACCGTGACCATTACCCTCGGCTCAACCGCCGCAACCGTGGGCTACTACAACCGCGGCTACGCGGTCGTCGTGAGCGGCGCGGGCGCAGGCTACAGCTACCAAATCAACACCTCCTCGGCGGCGATCAGCGGCGGCGTCATCACGCTGAACCTCTCCGACCCGCTCATTGTGGCGTGGGACGCGAGCACAACGGCCGTGACCCTGATTCCCCACCAGTACACGAACGTCGTCCAGAACCCAACGACCCCCCTCGGCCAGCCCGTGGGCGTGGCGAACTGGATTCTGCCGGCAACGAGCTACGGCTGGGTTCAGACCTTCGGCACGACCGCGGTTCTCTCCCAGGGCGGCATTACGATTGCCCTCGGGTGCGCACCGTCGACCTCCACCCCGGGCGCGGTGGCGGTTGTTGCTGCAACCACGAGCCAGGTCGGAACGGCCATCATCACGAGCACGGACGGGCAGATTGCCCCAGTGTTCCTGAACGTCGGCTAGTTCCGCCACTCCCTCCCCAGCTACCGATACTCCCTGGGGAGGGGACTGGCGGCGCAAGCCACCTTTCCTGCGCGTGCTCCGGCGGCACGCAAGCAGCGCACCATAAACGCCGCGAAGGGGATTCTATGAAGCAGAAGGACGGGGTCTTTGACCCGAACGTGATACTGACGTTCGTGAACGTGGACGACAGGGACTTCACGGGGACGTGGGCCGGCAACAGCAGGACGTTCAAGCCTGGGGAGAGCGTGGACGTGCCCGAGTACCTGGCGTGGCACTACGCGAAGCACCTGGTGAACCAGGTAACGGGTCGCAGCCCGAAGGACATGCAGAACGAGTACCTGAAGGACCAGATACTCGAGCGGTGTATGCTCACGCCGCGGCTGGCGACGGACGTGTCCGAGGTGCAGCTGCTGGCTGCCCAGGAGCAGTCCCGCAGCAGGGCGACCGCCGACCGGAAGCGCATGGAGAGCAACCTGAAGGACAAGAGCCGCGTGAAGAAGCTCGGCAGCTACGACATGGTGGTGGCAACCGAGACCCCAGCGGACGAGGAAGAGGCAGCCGTAATATAGCAAGATGCCGTTACTGCTAGACCAGAGGGCGGCGCAGCAGGCGAAGCGCGTGCAGGACAACCAGCAGCTCGCGGACGGCGCAGAGGTTGCGGCGGACGTGGACCGGCTGAGGAAGATGCGCAGCGTGCAGCAGCAGCAGGGGCAAATCCTTGCGCAGCAGATAGCCGACCAGCGGGCGGCAGCCGAGGCAGAGCTTGCCAGCATTCACGCCAAGGTGGAGGTGGCGAGGGCAGAGGCGGCAACGTTCGTGCTGGAGCTGGACGCGAGGGGCAAGGTACTTGCCGAGCGCGAGGCAGAGCTGGCTCTGCACAGGGAAGCCCAAGAGCTGCTGGAAGCCAAGGCAATTGAGGCTACGGACAGCGCCCTGAAAGCCCGCCAGGACGCACAGGACGCCCACAGCGCGGCGGTAGCCGACAGGGAGGCATCTGTGGCACTACTGGCACGTTCCCAGGCGCAGCAGCGCGAGGCGCAGGTAACGCTGGAGGCAGCGAACGGGCGCGAGGCTTCAACGGTGAGGGCGAAGGCCGACCACGAGCACCACGTGGCAGCCCAGGCGGCAGAGCTGGACAACAGGCAGGCGGCGCAGGACGCACGGGAGGAAGCTCTGAACGGCAGGGAAGCGAAGCTCCAGCTTGAGAGGCAGAAGCTCGCCAGCGACCAAATTATTTTACAGAACGCGAGACTGATAGCATTAAAGAAAACCTAAATGGCAGACGTAAGCGCGATAGTTTCACAGAGGAGCGTAGTTGCCAGCACGGGGACGGTAAAGACGTCCACCACGGCGCTGGCGGCGAACTCCGCGCGGGGAGGCTGGCAGGTGCAGAACCTTGACACGGGGGTGCTGTACGTACTGCTCGGCGCGGGGGCAAGCACCAGCAACTACCACATGGTGCTGAAGGCTGGCAGCTCCGCCGCGGACGGCACGGGCGGCAGCTACGCGGAGTGCATTGGGGTCATCTACACGGGACTCGTGAGCGTGGCCAGCGCGGGAACTCCCAGCTACGCGGTATTTGAAAAGTAGAACCATATGCCACTAGACACACTGAACCCAGAAACGCAGCAGGCTCTGTCCTCCCTGGAGGACGTGAGCCGCAGAATTTCAGAGCAGCAGGCGAACCTTGAGCACCTCCAGCTGAGGGTCAAGGAGGCAACCATCCACCGAGACAGGGTGCAGTCCGAGGCGGTGGCGCACGAAACGCACCTCGAGTTCCTGAGGGGCGAGGTGCTTGCCAAAGAGCAGCAGGTTGCCGAGCACCAGAAGCTGGCAGAGGTTGCCAGGTACGACCTTGACCACCTTGCGGAGCAGAAGGACCTGCTCGCCGCGGTGAACAGGCAGGCTCAGGCGGACGCGGACGCGGCAAGCCAGTCCGCGGGGCAGCACGTTGCCGAGGCGAAGGCTGCCCAGGTGTCGCTGGACAGCCGAGAGGCCGTCGTTGCCGAGCGCGAGCGCACCGCAGAGGCGAAGCACCGAGAGGCGACCGAGCGGCTAGAAAAGATTAACAGCTTCTTAAGCAGCCTGTAACCGTATGGCAGGACTACAGCCAGGACCGTACAACCCGAGCATAGGGACGACCACCGTCACCGCAGCGCCCGTGCTGTCCGGCACTGCCTTCGTAGGCCAAGCAAAGATAGCCACCACGGGGACGGCGGTTCAGCTCGCCGCGAACACCCTGGTGAACGGGGTCATCATCTCGACCAAGTCTACGAACGCCGCCAGCATCACCGTCGGCGGCTCTGGCGTGACGAACACGGTGGACGGCACGGGGAACGGGTACATCCTGGCAGCGGGTGCGTCCGTTTCCTTTGCCGTCACGAACACGAACGTCCTCTGGGTGAACGGGACGCTCGGAGATGTAATTAGCATAGCGGGGTCTTAGAATGGCACTCTTACCGTACAGCTCGGCACCTGGTTCTGGCGGCGGCTCTGCCCTCTGGTCTGGGCTGGGCAACCCGACCGCCAACCTCGCACTCACGATGGGTGCCTACTCAACCCAGTGGTCGTACACGGGCGGCGGTCTGATATTCTTCTCCCCCACGGGGCAAATCGGCATCGGCACTGCGGCGCCAGCCAACGCCCTCGACGTCGGCACGACAACAGCAGGACAGAACGCCGCAATCTACCAGACCGCCAACGGCGCACAGCTCGCACCTGCGCTCACCACGCCGAACTGGACGATGACCTCTGGCTGGGTGTACGGGACTAGCCCGAACGTGCTCAACAAATCAGGAAGAATTGCATCAAGTGTCCACCCAGCTTCTGCTCTGCCTATTGTTGCCGGAAACACGTACCAGGTTACCATTACAGCGTCGGCAGTCACCGTAGGCTCTTTCAATTACTCGCTCGGCGGCAACATCTCTAACAACTTCGGTGTTCCTGGAACGTACACCAGCACCTTCCTCGCGGTGTCTACAGCCAGCCTGTCAATCGCCTCTGTTGGCTCAACGTCCGGGTTTGTCATCAGTGCCGTCAGCGTCATACAGGTATTTGCAAACACGGGCAACCTGACGCTCGGCAACAACATTCTATCTTCATCTGGCGTTCAAGCTATCGGCGTTGCAGCTAACGGCGACGTTACCCTGTACGGAAACTCTGGGAACTACTCTGGCGGTGAGCTTCAGCTCAACAGCGGCAATAATCCGTACTTCATACATGCTTCAAACCAAGTTCAGTTCGTTGCAGGCGTACAGTCGTCTGGCGGAGGTTCTCAATTCGCCATGGCTGGTGGGAATTCCGTAATCGCTGGACAGCAGGGTGGTGCGTTCGTGAACATCGGCGGCGGCGGCTACGGCAGCGGTGCTGGCGGGAGCTTGCAGTACACTGGTGGTGGTGGCGGTGCGACTGGTCCAGGTGGATACGTAAATATCGCTGGTGGTGATGGCGGAAATACAAGCGGAGATGCAGGAAGTGTTGGAATCAGCGGAGGTGCTGTAACCAACGGCAATGGTGGCGGTGTGTATATATTCGGTTCAGGTGGTGCAGGTGGAACGAATCAAGGGGGAGATGTCGTTATTCTTCCAGGCTCGACATCAGGTTCAGGCAGGATTGGACAGTTACAGTTTTTTAATTCTGACCTATCCTCGTACTACACGTGGCTCGACCTGTCGCAGGTAGATTTAGGTGCAGGAAATTTACAGGTCACCTACCCAGAACTTAACGTAAGCGGAGATGCCGCTGGAACTTTAATGCTCGGCAATACGGGGAGACTGACGGCTAAAACTTCTGCCCAGGCGACCGTACAAACTCTCACCGTCCCTGCCACAGATTCTTCATATCTCGTTTCCGCCAATGCAAACGTAACCGCGTTCGTCGCGGGTACGTTCAACGTCGTCTGTGCGTACACCGACGAAACGAATACCCCACGCAGCCTCAGCTTAAACTTTTCGAGCATCACGGGAACGCTGGGAATAGCGGTCGCCGCGGCGGGAGCGTTCGAGGGCATACCGGTGCACGTACGGGCTAAGGCGGGTACGACCGTAACCATATCCACCAGCGGAACGTTCACCTCGCTCACCTACAACGTCGAGGGAAACATTACCCCGATTTCAACTAACTAACCAATAAAAGTATGTTACTCCTCTCACAGGTCATCCAGCAGATAGCAGCCGTCCCGAACCAGACCGTCACGTTCGACAGGACTTCGTACACCGTCACCAGCCCGCAGTTCGACCCCTCGACGGGTGAGCTGCTGGGGAACGCGACGGTCACGGTGCAGTCGTCCGACCTCGCGTGGCTGACGACCGTCCTGACGGCGCAGGCAGCCAAGGTGCAGGGGCAGCTCACCGCCATCTCGGAGTTCGTGGCGGCTAACCCAGCAGCAACGTAAATGTCTACCGCACCTCGAGACTCGAACAGCGTCCCCGTGCTGATGGGGGCAACGGCGGCGAGAGTGCCAAAGCCCATCCCGATTGACCCCGTCACGGGGCGCGTGGTGGCAACGGTCTACCCAGTGGGCAGCCTCACGAACACGCTCGCCTCGGACGTTGCCCGTGACCCGAACGGGCGACCGGTGCTGGCTGGGGCGAAGACCCCATCGCTGAAAATACCGATACCAATTTTAGTTGACGCGGCGACGGGCGGAGTACCCGTAACGATAACATTAGGATAAACTTTTATGGCACCACTTCCACGAGACCCAAACAACGTAGTCGTAGCGGGCGGGCTGTACAACGACGGCAGCGGGACGATAGTACCCCTGCCGATTGACCCGTCCACTGGCAACCTGCTCATCACCGCCGTGCTGTCGGCTGCCTCTCTTATCGTAGGCACGACCACCACCACGGGAGGCACGAACGGCTACGCCCTGTACGACAACAACGGCGTGCTGGGCGAGAAGGCGTTCGGCAGCGGCACGGTGACCACGGTATCCGTAGCTACCGCAAACGGCTTCTCGGGTACGGTTGCCAACGCGACCACAACACCAGCCATCACCATCACCGCTGGGGCGATATCACCCATCTCGGTGAACTCCGTGGTCATTTCAGGCTCATCTACGCCTACGCTGGCGGTAACGGGTACTTCCTCAATTTCAGGCTCTAACACGGGAGACCAGACCTCGGTGTCTGGTAGTGCTGGCTCGGTAGCCCTCTCTGGCGTGACGGGATTGGGAACAGGCGTAGCCACGGCTCTGGCAATCAACATTGGGACGGCGGGTGCTGTCGTGCTGAACTCTGTCACCACGCTGTCCTCTCTGGTATCCGTGGGAACAATCGGTACTGGTGTCTGGCAGGGGACGGCAATTGCCCCAGCGTACATGGCCACCATGACGGCCACTGCGGGAGGGGCAGTCCCCACACCTCCGAATAACACGACCACGTTCCTGAGGGGTGACGGCACGTTCGCAGCCCCGTCTGGGAGCTTTGCACCGTCCACCGTGCAGGCTACCAACTTTGAGGGGTCGAGCAGGTTCGTGTCATCGGGCGTGAGCGGCATCACGGTATCTTTTACAAAGTACGGCATGCAGATGGTCGCCAGCGGTACTGGCCAGTACGCTGCGTACAACTGGGAGCTATCGAGCGACCAGGGTTCTGGCGGCAGCGGAAACTCTGCGTACACAGGCTCTCCGACGTTCACCGTTCGCCACACGCAGTCGTCTGCTGGCTTAGCGACGTACTACATGTTCTGCGGCCTCGGCGCACAGACCCTCGCCACGGCAACGATGCCTTTCACGTTCAGGCACATCGGCTTCAAAATTGCCACGGCTGGGTCAAACTCTGCACTCTACGCGACCCAGGCTGACGGGACAACCGAGAACGCCTCCTCGGCACTCACGTCGTCGCTCGCCGCGGGGGACGTGCTCGACCTGTGCTTCCAGTGCCAGGGCACGTCGAGCGTCAACTACTACTGGAAGAAGAACGGCGGTGCGTGGAGCAGCGCAACAAACCTCACGTCAAACTTCCCAACGTACTCAACCGACCTAGACTCGTGTGCGTCGTTCCAGGTATCTGGAGCCGGCAGCAGCCAGCCGAGCGACGCGTTCCTCGCGGCCTCTTACGCTCGATAAACAACAAGAAAGGACACACATGGCAGACAGACAGGTTATCATAGGTCTCACGGATTCGGTCTTCAACCCCACCTCGGCGGTCTTAACCTCGGCAGGTACAGCTACCTCCGCGTGTACGGCGTAACCTAAAGCTATGGCAAAGCCAACCCAGAACGTAATAACCATCGAGGGCTGGAGCGCGGGCATTGGCGCGTCCCCCCACACGGGCTTCCAGGAGATGTACAACTGCGACGTCTTCAACGTGGACGGGGTGGTGAAGCCGAACTTCCAGATGTTCAGCCAGGCTGACGTTCCCGTCGTCGGGACGTTCAGCTACCCAGGCTCGGGCAACGTAATAACGCTGTCAAAGTCAATAGAGCGCACCTTCAACAGCGGAGGCACAGGCTCGGCGGACGGCATGGCAATCACGTTCAGCGGCACCCTTCCAACGGGCTTGACGGCTGGCGTGGTGTACTTCGTGATAGACACGGGCAGCCTAACCGCCAGCGTTGCAGCCACGCTCGACAACGCGCTCGTCGGCACGGCCATTTCACTGTCGGGGTCGAGCACCTCAGGCTCTGGGTTCGCCACGCTCGCTCCCCACCTAATGACCCAGTTCGCACTGTCGAGGGAGAGCGACGGCAGCCACCTCCTGTACGGGCTGGACGGCACGGGCAGGCTCTGGGTGCAGGACGCGTCGCTGCTCTGGTACCTCATCGCCGGCAACACCTCGGCGGGAGGCAGCAGCGCGGCTGGCAACGGGCTGGTCTTCTGGAACAACTACCTCTTAGTTTTTGACAACGCAACCATCTCGACGTGGGGTCCGTTCACGAGCGTCCGCGCCAGCAGGGGCTGGCAGAACAGCTGGGTAACGCTCCTGTGCGCCAACACCGACACGAAGACCCACTGCCCGTTCGTGCAGGCAGCCAGGGCAACGGGTGGGACGCTGTACTGGGGGGACTACGCCGACACGACCGTCAGCAGCACGTACCCCGTCGGCCAGCCGTTCATTGGGTCGCTGACGGCAACGGCAGGCTCAACGTTCGACCCGACCAGCTCGGGAACGTACACCGCCAACATCGCAGCCCTCGTCGTCCCCCTGGTTGCAATTCAGGTGACGTGCCTCGAGAACTTCGCGGACCAGCTCGTAATCGGCACGGCGTCCAACCGCATTTACCTCTGGGACCTGACCTCCCAGAACCCGACGACCCCCATGTTCATGCCCGAGAACAACGTGGCGGCGATGGTGAACATCAACTCCATCCTGTACGTCAGCTGCGGGTACAAGGGCAACATTTACAAAACCTACGGGACGTACGTGCAGAAGATTGTGGACTTCTCGGACTACCTTTCAGGCTACCCGCAGTACACCGTCACCTGCTCCACCAACGGAATGTGCGCCATCCAGGGGAGGCTCTTCGTGGCGTTCACGGGAGACGTGTCGTCGGCGGCAACGCCTCCGGACGACCAAGTATCGGGCATATACTCGGTGAACCTTGAGGCTGGCTCGCCCGCGCAGGACTTCCAGCCGCAGCCCGACGCGTACTGCATGGAGTACGTCAGCAGCGGGGGGTACGGCGTTCAGACCGGCGCGATGTACGCCTGGCAGGTTCCTGCAACCCACACGGGGGTTCAGTGGCCAGTGCTGGGGTGGTACAACCCGAACGCGAGCGGCACGCCGAGCTACGGCGTGGACAGCTACGCCACTAAGGGGTTCATTGGACCGTCCCGAGCCACCGGCTACCTGGCCATGCTCGCCTCAGAAGTTTACGTCGTCGGGGACAGCAACAACCCACGTACCTTTGAGAAGTGCCTCGTTACGTTCGCCAAGCCGCTGTCGGCTGGGCAGGGCATCCAGCTCGCGTTCCGCAAGGAGGACGTGCAGCCTGAGAGCCTTTCCTACGCGACGGTGGACTACGCAACCTACGGACCTATAACGTACCTGGACGTCCCCGTGAACGTGGAGAACGCAACCCTCGTTCAGGCGTTCGTGCAAATAACCTCTCCTGGGGGGCAACTCCTGTACGACGCTCCCGAGCTAAGGCAGCTAAAAATTTACTAGCATGGCACTAGACCAGCAAACACAGCAGGCGCTCCAGGGGCTTCAGCAGCAGGTGGACCTGCTCCGCGACAGGTACCAGCTCCACGACCACAACGGGGTAAACAGCCAGAGCGTGAGCCAGAGCGACCTGGCAACCCCGAACGTTCCCCTCGGCCAGTACCTCCAGACCCAGGTGCTGACCCAGGCGAGCTGGCCGTCCAACACGACGCTGCCCGCAAGGGACGGGGCAACCGTTATTGTGAACAACGCTGGAGCGTACCGACTATACTGCCACGTGAACGGCGACTGGCACTACTCTGCATTAACCTAAAAACCATGAAGAGCTACACAACCCTACGGAACCAGTTCGGGACGCTGAGCCAGAACAGCACCAGCGCGAACCTGCTGCTCGGCGACCAGCTAATCAACGACAGCCTGCGCTACCTCCAGTCCCGCTTCTTCCAGAACGAGGCGAGCTACGTCCTGCCAGGAGGCACGGTGGCGGGGACGAACGTCTTCAGCGTCCCGTTCAACGTTAAAGATATTATAGACGTTACCATAACCGTGGGGACGATACGGTACACCCTGACGGAGGCCCCCACGCGAAAGTTCTGGGACAAGCTGAACGTCGTGCCGTACCAGAGCGACGTGCCGCAGTTCTTCTTCAGATACGCCAACGCAATAAACATTTTCCCGATACCCGCCAGCAGCAGCAACGTGGTGACGGTGAACTACAAGCAGCGCATAAAAGACCTGAGCCAGGCGGACTACGCCGTGGGGACGGTGACGGTCACGAACGCCAGCGCAACGGTTACGGGCGCGGGAACGACGTGGGGGTCGTTCTACAACGGCTGCTGGCTGCGAATACCCGAGCCTGGAGGGGACGGCGAGTGGTACCAAATCCAAACCGCGGCGGCAACCAGCGTTACCCTGTTCAACGTCTACAACGGCGTGTCGGGAAGCGGGCTGAGCTACACCGTAGGCGAAATGCCGACGCTGCCAGAGGACTACCACGACCTAGCCGTGTACCGTGGGCTGTACGTCTACTTCACGACCCGCGTCCCCGACCCGAACAGGGCGGAGCTGTTCAAGGGCATGTACGACGAGGGGTACGCGAGGCTGAACGCCGAGTTCGGCAGCAAGACCTCGAGCGTGGCAATCTCGGACGGCATCGAGGACGTGACGAACCCGAACCTATTTCTTATCCAGGGAACTTAATTAACAAACACTATGCCAGCAATACCGCTACAGGGAGCAGCTCCGAACCTACAGGGCAGCGCGCAGTCGCTGCAGGGTGGCCAGACGTCCACGCTGCAGGGGGCGCAGACCCAGCCAACCCAGAGCATGGGTGCTACGGTGACGCCCCCAGCCCCGAAGACCACGAACCAGAAGATAGCTGCGCAGAAGCCCCTCGTGAGGACGCTCCAGCCGAACCTGGCAAGCGGCAACCCCAGCAACCAGGCTGACCTGGCGGCGCTGAAGGCGAACCCCCAGGCGTACAGCGCACCGCAGCAGGCACCCCAGGCCGCCAGCCCGCTGCAGGCGACGCCCCAGGTTCCGAACAGCCCGATGCCCGTTGGCAGCAACAACGCTCCACAGCCGACAACCGGCACCACGGCTGACCAGAGCAACGGGGGAACAACCCCCCTCGGGGGCTACCAGGTGCCCCAGAACCAAACGCCGTTCAGCCAGCAGGTGGCGGCCGAGCAGCAGGCGGGGGCGGGCAGCACGGCAACGGTTGGGCGCATAACCGACCTGACCCAGCAGATACAGCAGCTCCAGCAGGAGCAGGCTGCCATGACGTCGGCGCAGGGAGTTGGGGGTGGAGACCTCGGACCGACGACCGGAATGCAGGCGGCGACGCAGGCGAACTACGCGGGGCGCATAGCGTCGCTGACGCAGGAGCTTTCATCGCTCCAGCCTCTGGCAACTACGCAGTTCGCGCAGCAGACCGCGGCGGCGCAGCAGATGGCACCGATGACCCTGAACAACAACCTGGTCAGCCCAACCACCGGCAGCACGGTGGCAACCGCGCCGCAGTACTCCGTCGGCACGAACACCCAGACGGGAGCGCCTTACGCCTACAACCAGGCGACGGGGCTTACCCCTGGCGGGCAGCCCGTCGGACCGAGCGGCACGGGGGCGCAGCCCGTCGCGCCGACCGACCCGTACTACCAGACCCTCCAGACGTACGCCAACGACCTGGCAACCAACCAGACGACAGCGGTTCCGAGCCTTCCTCCGGCGGTGCTTGCCCAGGTTCAGAACATGGCGCAGCAGATGACCAAAGGGACGTTCAACTACAACACGGCTACGGGCGCAGGGGCGGCGCAGTCGGCCAACGCCACCACCACGGGGACGTCAGCGGTGAACGCGTACAACACCGTACTGCAGAAAGCCACCACCGACTACTCGAACATCGTAGCGGCGAACCAGAGCTTCCAGAGCCTGGGCAACATACTTCTGAGCAACACTGCCGGAGTTAGCCCCTCAAGCTTCTCAGACATCAACTCGGTTCTCAACAGCGCGTCGGCGAAGACCGGCAGCGGACCGGTGGCGCAGTACGCCGCTACCATTAAGCAGGTGCAGGCAGCCGTCGGGTCAATCATGGCAGCGGGCAACGCCTCTGGCTCAAGCATACCGTCAGACGTGACCGCAGACGCCAACTCCATTATCGACGGGTCAATGCCAATCTCTCAGATTATCGACGTGATGAACAGGATTGGAGCAGAAGGTGCATCTTACGAGAACGTGCTGAGCGACAAGAAGAACACCGCGCAGAACGCCATGAACGCAGCGGCGGGGGGCGGCTCGGCTGCCGGAGGCTCGAGCGCTGCGAGCGTGTTCGGGTGGAACGGATAGCAACCAGTAACCTAAACCAACATGGGCGACCAACTACAAGTACAGCCGGCGCAGGGGCAGGGCAGCATCACCAGCGTGGGAACGGCGACGAGCCAGCAGCCCCTGCCGGCAGCGCCGAGTGCAGCACCAGCGCAGCCACAGCAGCCTCAGGTTGACCCCCAGGCTCTTGCCCTGACCCACGCAATTGCGCTCGCCGAGACAGGCTCAAGCGGCACACCTGACTACAAGAACACCACGGGAGACAACGGCACGTCCTTCGGCGCGTACCAGTGGAACGGACCAGGCAAGTTTGCATCCGACGCGAAGGCGGCGGGGCTGGACCCGAGCGACACGTCACCCGAGAACCAGGACAAGGTTGCCTACTACGCGGTCAAGAAGATGAAGGACGCGGGCTTGCAGCCTGCCCAGATAGCCGCTCAGTGGAACAGCGGCAACCCATCAAACTTCGTGAACCACTCTGGCAACGTGGTCATCAACGGAAAGACAATACACTACGACACGCCTGCGTACGTCCAGAAGGTCAAGGCGAACTACAACAAGCTCTCTGCGGCGGACAGCTCGCAGGCTTCTCAGCCAGCCCAGGGTGGCGCAGCTGGAGCGGCATCGTTCACCCCTTG